ATTGCAGAAAGGAATAAGTATGAATGTAACTTATTTACAATTTCCTGAAGACGTCCAATGGGTCGTGAACCATGTTAATGGATGTAAGCAGGCGTTACGCCGTTTAGAGTTCGGCACTAATGATACTCAAAGGTCATGGTTTTATGAAAACTTGACACCCGCTCAGATTATCATGCCAGTGGTGAAGAAGCTTCACGGCATGCAGGACCTGAGTGAGATTGCAGATTGGGACTTGGGTAAGTTAACCAAGTATGCTCCACAAGGTAAGAGTGCTCCGTTTCGTGAGAGACAAGAGACATTCAACGAATACTTCGTTCACTTAGACTCTCCTTCTATTGTGAATGATCCTATCTGGGCCAGAGCCAAGAAGGAAGCGATTCGTAGGCTAAGACTTAACCAGTCTGGTGACCCTGTGTCCCTAGAGCAAGTAGTACAACGTGGGTTGTCGGAAGACAAGTACAATACTAGTTCAGCATACCCAGATTATGGTAAGCGTAAAGATCCAAAGATTAGGGACCAAGCCATCGCTGACGCTCCAACGTGCATCGAGCGCAGATTCCCTACAACTATGGGAAGTCGAGCTAGTATGGGGAAGACAGGAAAGGATGCTCGTCATATATTTATGGGCTCAATGGCTGTTAATATATGGGGGCAAAGATATCAACAACCACTTCAAGATTATATTAGGAGTCTAAAGCTGGATTTCTTTCTTCCTTGGGAAGGTTGGGAATATGTACAGGATGCACTTTCAACGAACTGTACTAAAACTAACCTTAAATTTGGTGCTGACTACACCAAGATGGATCAACACTTTAATAAACATCACGGTTTTGAAGTGTATGATGTCGTAAAGCATTACTTTAAACCTAAGTATTGGGACGAATTACACGCAATAATTCAATATGTATTCGATATGCCTATCATTACCAATCTAGGTTATGTGGATCAAGAACACTGTATGCCAAGCGGCTCCGAGTGGACCAATTTTCTTGAAACTTTATGGAACTTTATCTTTACGATCTTCCTAGAACTTAAGTACCATTTAAAGTTTACATTGCGAATGGGTATAGGCGATGATCAATGCTGGCTTCTTGAAGGCAACTGGACTGAGAAGCAGATACAGTGGATAACTGACACTGTCATTGAAGAATTTGATAATGCGGGCTTGCCTGGCAACAAGGATAAGCAAGAGGTAAGCGTTCATAAAACTGGTTTTCTTCAACGTTTGATCACTATGATTTGGAATGGGTACGATGGTTCCGTCCCAGCTGCTGGTGTGTATGCTCTGATTAGAAATGTGACTAGTCAGGTATTTCCTGAGTTCTTTCATAATCCAAAACTCTGGGATGCCAGCATGTTTGCTCTACGTGTTATCATGATTGCAGAGAATTGTGTTAACCATCCGTTATTTAAGTGGTATATAACGGAATTTGTGGCTAAAGCGAATAAACATATCCTTGAGTTCGTTCGCATGTCCAATGATAAGCTTCACGAAGCCGAAGTTAGGGCAAAGAAGATTGCCAACTTCTTACCAACATATAACCAGGAAAAGTTAGGACAATCCCTACTTAACTTTAAAACAATTAAGTTGTTAAGAGAAGTCGCATAGTCTTCTTCACTGCATTTT